TATTAAAATATAGTCCAGGTGGTCATTATACTTGGCATCATGATTCTTGTAGTGCTATAAATAGATCTTTAAGTGCCATCTTTTTTGTAAATGAAGATTATGAAGGTGGTGAACTTGAATTTAATTTTCCAAAAAACGGTAAAACGCTAAGAATAAAACCCTCCGAGAATAGTATGGTAGTTTGGCCCTCTAATTTTATGTTTCCCCATAGAGTTGTTCCAGTAACTAAAGGAGTAAGGTATTCAGTTGTATGTTGGGCAGTATAAAAGAATTCAAATATAAAAAAATTAAAAATTTTCTATCACCAGAAGAAACAAAATTATTATGTGATTATGTAGAATACTATCATAAACATAACCAATTTCAGTATGGAGTAGATATGCAACAATCTAGTGTTTATGATACTAAAGGTTCATCTGAACTTATATTTGAAATTTTACTTGAAAACAAAAGAAAAAAAATGGAAGAGTTGACAGGTTTAAGTCTTTTTTCTACATATTCTTTTTTTAGGATGTACACTAAATTTTCAGACTTAAAAAAACATAAGGACAGACCTTCTTGTGAAATATCAGTAACAATTTGTTTAGGGTCAGATGGAACAAGTTGGCCAATTTATATGGATGGTCAAGCTGTCGACTTAGAGCCAGGAGACGCAGCTATTTATTTAGGATGCGATTTACTTCATTGGAGAAATAAATTTTTAGGAGATTGGCATGCACAATGTTTTTTACATTACGTAGATGCTAATGGACAATTTAAAGATTATAAGTATGATAAGAGAAACAAACTTGGAGATAAACAATGAAATTTATACAATCTAAAAAAGATGGCTCTTGTTTTTTAGAGTTTTCTGAAGAAGAAAGAGAGATTATAAAAAACAAAAAAGGTCTTTTTTTGAGTGCTGCAAGTTTAAGACATTTTACTAATAACTTAGTAAATCTAGCTGCAGAACTACATAAAAACTTTGACGAAGAAACAAAAAACCTTACAACTTACGAAACTACTAAAATTGAAGGTAAGTAAGTCTTTATAAGGTAAAAGGTATGTAGTATAATGGGAGCATGCCTTTAACAAAAATACAAATAGCACCAGGATTTAACAAACAAGTAACTGAAACAGGAGCACAAGGTCAATGGACTGATGGTGATTTTGTTAGATTTAGATATGGTCTACCAGAAAAAATAGGTGGATGGGAACAGATTGTAAACTCTTCTTTAGTAGGGGCAGCAAGAGAACAGTTTGTATGGGCTGATTTAGATGGTAGAAGATATGCTGCTATAGGCACAAATAAAGTTTTAATTATTTATTATGAGGGTGCTTTCTACGATATAACTCCATTAGAAACTGCTATAACAGGTTGTACTTTTGATACAGTTAATACGTCAGCAACAGTTACTGTCAACAAAGCTGCACATACTTTACAACCAGGTGACTTATTTACATTTACTTCTGTGACTCCTCCAACAGGTGCGGGATACACTGCATCAGATTTTACGACAAATACTTTTCAAGTTGTTACTGTCCCAAACAGTGATGAGTTTACTATAACAATGGCGAGTGCAGCAGGAACCACGGTCAACGGAAGTGGCTCTGCAACAATTAACCCCTATGTAAGTGCAGGTGCTTTAGGCTTTACTTATGGTTTTGGTTGGGGAACAGGATTATGGGGAGGAGGACAACAAGTATTTGGAACCTTGAACGGAGCATTATTAGATGATACTGCAGGTACGGGTGGATCGGGAACCTCTATTACACTTGCGTCAACAACAGGATTTCCAACTTCTGGCACAGTAAAAGTTGGAGCAGAGTTTATTTCTTATACCGGTATATCTACAAATGATCTTACAGGAATTACTAGAGCGACTGCAGGTACTAGATCAGCTCATGCATCTGGATCTGGTGTTGAATACTATACTGGATGGGGAGTAGCTTCCTTGTCTTCTACGTTAACAATTGATCCTGCCTCTTGGTCATTAGATAATTTTGGAGAAAAATTAATTGCTACAATTAAAAATGGCAAAACCTTTGAGTGGAACCCAATAAATTCTAATCCTAACGCTTTAACTACTAGAGCAACAGTGGTAAGTGGTGCACCAGAAAGATCAGTTATGTCTTTAGTATCAGATAGAGATAGACATTTGTTAATGTTAGGTACAGAGACAACAATTGGTAGCGGTGGCACACAAGATAAAATGTTTATAAGATTTTCAGATCAAGAAGATATTAGTGATTACATACCAACATCAATAAATACTGCAGGTACATTTAGAATAGATGCAGGAACAAAAATAGTAGGAGCCGTAAAAGGTAAAGACTATACCCTTGTTTTAACAGATAATTCAGCTTACGTAATTCAATTTGTTGGTCCACCGTTTACTTTTTCTATTAGACAAGTTGGTTCTAATTGTGGTGCTATAGGTCAACATTCTATAAAATATGTTAATGGAGCAGTTTATTGGATGGGTGAATCTGGTGGATTCTTTGTTTTTGATGGTACAGTTAAATCCTTACCGTGCCAAGTTGAAGACTTTGTTTTTACAAGTAAAGGCGATAACCTTGGAGTTAACTATCAAAACGGTGAATCAATATATGTTGGTTTAAACCATTTATATGAGGAATTAACTTGGTTCTACCCTAAAGCAGGATCAGATTTTAATGATAGATGTGTAACTTATAATTATCAAAGTGGAACTTGGACAACTGGATCTTTAGCTAGAACTACTTGGGTAGATGCAAATCTTTATGATGTCCCATATGCAACTGAATTTAATTCAACTACAACTCCAACTTTTCCTCTTGTCCAAGGGGTTACTAATATTAATGGAGGAACACTTTACTATGGTCATGAAACAGGTACAGACCAAGTTGATACATCTGGTAATAAAACAGCCATTGAAGCTTTTATTGAATCGGGAGATTTTAGTTTATCAGTAGATGGTGAGGGGCAAAGATTTATGAGTATGAGAAGATTTATTCCAGATTTTAAACTTATACAAGGTAACGCTCAAGTAACTATCTTGTTAAGAGATTTTCCTAGTGATACGGAAGCATCTTCTCCACTTGGACCATTCACGGTTACCGGATCTACACAAAAGGTAGACACCAGGGCTAGGTCTAGATTTGCAAGTATTAAAATTGCAAATACTTCTACTGATCAAAATTGGAGATATGGTACTTTTAGAGTAGATGTTCAACCAGATGGTATGAGATAATGGCTAGAGTAGATATAGTAATACCAGAGCCCACATCTGTATATACTGAAGAAAACCAAAGACAAGTGACTCAGTCTTTACGAACGATGCAAGATAAGTTAAACACTTCTTATCAACAAGAACTTAAAAATGAACAGGATGCTTTTAATTACTTTTTATCATGACTATAAAATATAAAAATCAAGGTTTTAAACAAGCAGGTACAGGCAAGACTACAGTATTCACTTGCCCTAGTGATGCAACAGTAATTGTTAAAAGTGTTTATTGTAGTAATACTGATGCTTCATCAGCTATTTTAGTTAATATGAATTTAGTTGATTCATCTGACTCTGGTGCAGAGTATGAATTTTTTAGAGATGATGTGGCTGCAAAATCACAGATAAACGCCACTCCACAAGGTTTGAATCTAGAAGCAGGAGATGCAATAACAGTGCAAGCAGCAACAGGAAGTAACACAATCCAAGGTGCTATCAGTTATGCTCAAATAGATAGATCACAGGAAAATGGCTAGAAAATTTAAAGATTTTGTTGAAAGAGATAAGCCTAGGAAAAGGCCTCGAAGACATTGTAAAACTCCTAATAAAAAAAAGAAATTGCAAAATAATAAAAAATATAATAGACAGGGGCGAAGACAAAAATAATAGGAGAACTAAATGAGTGATTTACCTAAAATCCCTGCTGTAGCAACTGAAATTATAAAACATAAAAGAACGGGAAAAGTATATGCTAGTAAAGCTGATTTTGATGCTGATGTTGCTGATCCCAATACTGACACTACTGTGGATGATTTTAGGCAAGACCTTGAAATTAAAGTTACGAGAATTGGTGAAATGGGAGCGTTAACTAAAAAATAATGGAACCTAGAGGTGCAACAGAAATACAACACGAGTTTTTAGAAAAGTATGTATCTAAAGATTTGTTAAATAAATTTCAAAT